CCTGCCGCCCTCGCGCGTTTTTGCTCTTGGCAGGGGGGATGTCACAGGAGCACTCGCCCCATCGCATCCGCTCGCCAGCGCTTCGTTTGGTGCTGTTCGTGGTGGCAGGACTCGCACAGCGCCATCAGGTTGTCAGGGTTGAGGCTGATGTTCGTGTCACCCAGGTTGTCCACAGTCAGGTGGATCTTGTGGTGCACTTCTGTCGCTGGTTCGATCAGTCCCTTGCTCAAACAGATCTCACACAGCCCGCCGCGAGACTCCAGGAATGTTTTCCTGCACTTTTTCCAGGCTCGTGTCGTGTAGAAACGCTCAACCTCTGGAGAACTATGCACCCAGGACCACCTCGCCGCTTATTTCAGAGTGCGACCCGTCAGCCGGAAGGGAACAGCTGACCCCCCAATAAAAATAGCACCAAGCTGCTCTCCCTTGGTGCTACCCTTTCACACTATAACAATACCATAAAGTTTTCTGAAATTCACTGAAAACTTACTTTGCCACCTTGTCCGGGAAACGCCTGGCCAGCTGATCCTCTGCCCTGCTCAGGTAGTAGTACACAGATCTGTCGGTCCGGTGGATCGCCTCAGCGATGTCCTCCGGGCTGAATCCTTTAATATACCTCAGTCTCATCACCGCCCGGTCATCCGCGTCCTCGAGCTCACTGATCAGAGGATCCAGCGCTGCCTGTGCGGTCTCCAGCTCCTCCATGATCTCCCTGTAAGCGTCCCTAAGCTCTGCGACACGGATCGCTCCGTCCTGCACCTGATCATGCTGTCCACCGCCTCGAGGCATCCCCGTCAGCACCGTCGTGATCTTGGTTGCCCTGGCTTCCTCCTGTTCGATCCTCCATTGAACTTTGACCGTCTGCCGGAGCAGCTGACGCATCCGGAACAGATTAATCATTAGCACCACCTCCATCAGTCCGGATACTCGACATCGGTGATGTCCGCCCCGCACTGACTGCACCGCTGAGGCATGTCGTACTCATCGTACTGTTCATGGGTCAGCTCATGGCCACAGTAGGAGCACTCGGCGAATTCATAATCCGTGCCGATATTAAACACAAGCCACTTGGCTTTTGGCCTTTCCTGTTTCCGCTTGAAGATCTTCATTTCGATTCCCTCTCTTTCTTCAGTCTCATCAGCGCACCCAGCAGGTATTCTGGGCTGACATATCCTCCGCGGGCCTCCCAGGCCTCCCTGATCCTGACCGGGTCGGTTGTGTTGCAGTCATCTACCAGAGCTTTGATGATGTCATATCCTGTGACAGTTGACTGTTTACAGACCATGTCCATCAGATCGCCCCTTTCGTATTCGCTGTACTTCTTCCCTCAAAATGTGTTTGAGCTGAACCAGGCTGACCAGCCTCTCGCCATCCTCATCGCGGATGGTCGGCAGCATATCGATCAGCTCCTGATCGCTTAGTTCAATCATGATCTCCGCGATTGATTTCATCCCACTTCACCTTGAACCTTTCTTTATCTGCATATGCGACCCGTCCGCATTCATCGACAAGCAAAAGCGTTCCGTCATCCTCTATTGCCCAGCCGTCTATATCGCAATAGCAGAGATGTTTTGCCCAATCCTCATGTAATGCGATTTCGTACGGGTCTGCTTCTTCTCCTGTTTTGTTGTCAATAACAATAAACGTTTCGCTGTGTTCCTTCTCTTTCAGCAGGGAAATGGCATCAATCACAATATTCCGATAGTGCATCAGCGCCATTACCGAACTATCGTTATTCCCCTTGAACGCTTTCCGCTGTTCGCCTATTAGAAAGTCCCGTAACAAGGACATTTCTTCGATTACTTTCTCCCTGTCCATTCACTTCACCGACCTTCCTGCCGTTCTTTCACATAGACAATCGGCTGACCATGTGGACAATACGGTTCGTATTTCTCCCAAGGTTGAACTGTAAAGGTCATGTTTTCTTTGCCGTATCCATCCGGTTCAATTCTCAATTCGATTTGCACTTGTTTTTCATGAGCGAGTTCACACAATTCCTTTATATTCATCTCGTAAAATTCTTTCATTACCACTTCACCGACCTTCCTGCGTTGGTTTCCCTGTGTATGATGTCATTCTTCTTCCGCACCTTGGGCAATATCCGTAGAACCTTATAAAATCAATATCATCAGTAAACTCGTAAAACCATGGCTCGAAAAAGTCGCACTCTGAACAATACCATCCGTCTACGCCCGTTTTGTCTTCTCCATAAATCCATTTCGCTTCTTCTTCCTGCTCTTTCAGCAGTATTTCTACTTCTGTCTTTATCTGGTCTATGTAATCGCATAAACTGGAATACACATTCCAGTTGTCTGGGCTAACTACAGGATGAACGGTCACATCTGCGAACAAGCGCAAATCATCCAGATGAGTTATAACCATTTCTCTGTCAGTCATCCCACTTCACCGCCTTTCGCTGTTCGTCCGTTGGCATCCTGTTCCAACAGCGAGTGTTCTTCCTGTCCTCTTCATCATCTACCAGCAGGATAAATTCTTTGCTTGTGTTCATGTCTGGGTTCCACGAAAGGCAACATCCATCATCAACTGTAATAATCAGCGGAAAGATATTCTTCACGCCTTTGAACTCTCCATAAACAACCGGGTAGTTTTTGATCTCGTCCCAGTCAAGCACTCTCGCTTCCTGCTCTTTCAGCAGTTCCAGAGCATCGTCAATCCACTCTACAGTCTTTGCTTTTTCCTTCCTGTCGGACTCATCAAATGCGTAAGCCTTGCCGACCTCGTTCCATGTGCGGATGATACGCAAATGGTCGATAATCTTCTCCCTATCAGTCATCAGATATGCACCTCCTTACCCTGCACCAGATCCCCAGCAGCATCCGCATACTCGCACCGATATCCAAGTATCTCGCTGGGCGGCGCGACCTCCAGCAGGACCTGCCGGATCGGGCACCGCTCGACTTCGTTCCCGGTCTTCAGGCACATCAGGCACTCGCTTTCCATCACCGTCTCGCACAGCCAGGCAAGATGGATGTCGCTTATAAGTACCATCCGCCCCTGCCGGACCGGGCCTTCGATGTCCAGGTGATACCGTCCGGATCTGGCCAGTGTGCTGTAATACTCCCATCTGGATTCCGGCATGGTTTCCATCAACTGCTCCTGCATTCGGTGCACCAGCGACCACAGCAGCCGGAGGTCACGCCAGGCGTTCGGATTGACCCGCTGCAGCCGATCCCGTACCGCTTTCATCCGGACAGACAGCGAATTCTTCAGGATCATCAGATCCATCATGAAAAAATTTTCTTCGCGGTTCGGTTTTGTCCGTACGACTTCCGATTTCGGTACATTTTGTACCATTTCCGGCGATGATGCGGGCTGTTCCGGTTTGTTTATGCCGTACTTCTTCTGCATCAGTGCGGCGAATTCAGCCATGTCCATACATCTATCTCCCCCATATTAAAACGGCAGATCCTCTTCAGGGATGTCCACAATCTGGAACTCCGCGCCTGGCTTCCAGTCCGCTTCCCATCCATAATGGATGTACTCTGTAGGATCATTCTTCAGGCGCTTGGTTTCCTTCTCAAAATACAGAGGCACATACACATCCCGGTTGCCAAAGTCTCTGTCCTTGCAGATCTCAATCACGTTATCCGACTGATAAAGCGGGTTCGTGGATTTCCACTGGAAATACTGCTGTGTCAGCTTCTGATAGTCAGCGTCAACCCGGTGGATGATGAAAACATTGTCCGCAGCGTTCGCCAGGTCTCCGGATCCTGAGATATCATCAACCCGCAGATACCCGGAAGCCTTCCTCGGATGCGCCACAAAGAGCACATGCACATTCATCGTCTGGGCCAGCCGTTTCAGTTCCTTGACAAACTTGGTCTGCCTCACGTACTGATCCCGGTCAAGATCCTCCACGTTGAGCGCCATCAGGTTATCGATCAGCACCAGGTCAACCTTCTTTTCTTCGATTACCTTGATCAGGTGCTTTTCCATCTCGATGAAATTGTTCCCGTAATCGTTGTTATAGATGAACACAAAATCATCCAGCCATTTGGATACCAGTTCCGCCTCTTCATCGTTCGGGTAAAAGACCTTCTCATACTGCGTCCCGTGCACATGGGCCTTGCCAGCCGCCTGCAGCGTGAGCCATTTCAGGCACTGCTTGTCGCTCATTTCTCCGGAGAACAGCGCACACTTCAGCCCCTGCTCCCGGCACTGGATGACAAGCTGACTCAGAATTGAACTCTTGCCAGCGGACCGCAGGCCGGACAGCACAGACACATATCCCTTCTTCAGCCCGATCATCAGCTCATCAATCCGCCTGATGCCGGTCTGAATGTGAGCTTCATCAGGGACCACCCGTGTCCGGATTTGTTCAGTTGTCCGGAATGCCGGGCCGTCCGGAGCCGGATCAAAATCCGGAGCCGCTGGCGCCGCCTGGGGCTTTCCGAAGTCGGCGGGCTTGCTGGCCAGATAGTTCGGCATGGCAGGCATAACAGTCTCATGCTGGTAGGCATCCGGCTCGTAGAACTGCCGGAACTCTTTCCATTTCTTGTCAGCGCATGACGCATGGAAGCAGTTGTAGCAGATCTTTCCGTCCTTCGTCTGGATGATGGCGGCGTCTTTGTGGTTGTGCTGCGGATTAAACGGACAGCATTCAAGGATCCATTTTGTGCCGCCGATCCAGTTCACCTTTTCAGTCACCGGCACATGGTGGTCATCAATCCACTGCTGCAGGTCGAATCCGTTCGGATTGTAGCTGTTGTATGTCTGTGGAGTTTCCTGCTGCGGGAGAAGCTTCACCAGCGCTTCAAGGAATGCCCTCGGCACTGTTTCGATCTTCTCCGGAATCAGCAGCACCTTGCTCATGCGGTGAGGGCGTTCAGCCGTGTTCGCGCCCTTCCGTGCCGGCGTCCCGTACAGCTTGCAGATCCGGCTCGGATTGAATGTGGTCAGGTCAATGTCCATGCTCTCATCGTCATAGAGCATGTTAAAAACCTTCAGTACGTTCTGCAGCAATGTTTTATTATCCTGATTGTTTTCCAGGCTGATCCTGTAAAGCAGGTGTGTGCCGTTCCCGCTGTGGCAGACGACCGGGTCACTCCAGCCCTTGTCTTTCAGCCAGGCAAGGATCCTCTTCGCGGTCTCCCTGGAGCCCTTCAGCTGCTCATTGGTGGAACTTGTGCCTGCCGGGCGCTTCGGGTCCACATCGATCAGCAGCCAGTGATACCCGACAATGTCGTTATCGCTGACCGTTGGGGCCATGTACTCAATAAATTGATCATGGTGCTTCCGGTCGTAGCATCCGTCCTTCAGCTTATTCAGCGTCATGTAAACGTTGGCGTTCGGTCTGGCCCGTACAGTGTTCAGCTCGCTGATCAGTGTGTCAGCATCCTTAAAGACGCCGGCGGCATTCCATTTTCCATCAACCAGGCGGACTTCAAACTCCAGCCCGTCCGGGTGAAATGTGGCAATCGCTTTTCGGATCTCATCTTCATTCATCTGAAAAGCCATTACTCAAACTCCTTTCTGATGGGCCGTCCGAATTCGTCCAGCCCATCGCTTTGGTTGTTCGCGGAGGCGCTGTCATCATGGGATATCCATTTCATGAGCAGCGGCCTCCAGTCTTCCACATTCGTCCTGCCGATCTTCCAGCCCATCGCACTGTTGTACTGGATGAAGGCATCGACATCGGTTGTCAGGCCCTGGCTCTGGCAGAACTCTTCGACCTCCGCCCGCGAAGGTGGCGTGTGTACACAAACATCTTTTTCATGCTTACCATTCTTTTCATTCTTACCATTCTTTGATTGTGGTGATTTGCCGGTGGCTTGCCGGTGTTTTGCCGGGGCTCTGCCGGTGCGTTTGCCGGTTGGAACATCCTGATAGTCGCTATACCGAAGTATTGTAATTACTTGATATTTGGGCCTTGCTCTGCTGGTGATTTCGCCGGTGCTTTTTAGGTGATTGAGAGCTGTTCTGACCTCGTTCTCTGTCAGACCTGTGGCGGAGCTGATTGTATTCCGGCTGGTGGCAATTTCGCCGCGATGAATGGTTTCGCGCTCGAAATCATGGTCCTCTATATTTGCGTTCATGATCAGCCAGATCCAGACAAGGACAGTCTTCGGATTTTTGAACCACCGCCAGAACCTCATATTCCGATCCAGTTTAATGTAGGTGCTCTTCTCAGCCACTGCCACCAGCTCCAGCATTCCGCAGCCTCTCGGCATTCCGGCGGACTTTGGTCATTTGCGCTGCATTCAGCTTAAAAAACCTCTGCACATCCACATCGGTGTATCCAAGACTCATGTAATGGTTGTACCCCTCCGCGATGTACTCTGTAATTCTGGTGATAGTCCGCTCTGCAAAAGCAACACCGTAGCCCATAACCGTCATGCCTGCCTGGTATTCGATGCTCATTCGGACAATCTCGCCGATTGGCTTCAGCACATCCAGATTCCGGAGGTTCACCACGCCGCAGTCATCGTCGAGCGTGCGCTTCCAGATCTGGAAGCAGGTTTCCGCAACAAGCTCAGCCTCCGCACCGTAAGCGGCGTGCTTGATCTTGTTTTCAATCTGGATCTGTGCAGAAATGCCAGGCTTCACCATGAAGGCAGGCACTGAGATCTCGATGGTCTTTGCCTTCTTTACCGCTTCAGAAACGATATGGTGGCATTTCCGGCAGAGCGTCACAAGATACCGCATATTAAAAAAGTCGTTTTCCCCGCGGTTATTCTGATATCTGATGTGATGGACCTGCAGGTTCTCAGTGCATCCGCAGAAACGGCATTTATTATGATCCCGATTGAGCACCGCCGGACGCACTTCCTGCATCCATTTGGCGCTTGCCATTGCTGTATAGTAATCTCGGTTCTCATCCATGTTAAAAGGTTTAATCAACAGCACCCCTCCTTTCTTTATCCAGATATTCATAGACAGCCATCGTCAGGATTCCGGCCAGCGGGTGCCTTCCATGCTTCAGCACAAGTGTTTCCATGGTCTTCGCGCAGCGCGTCCACTCTTCAGTAGTGTTGCCCATGTTCTGAAATGTCGCATGGAATCGGAAGGCATCCGTCCAGATGTCGCGGAGCTCCGTGCTGAGATTGTTCTGCTTTTCGTTCATCTTCGCGCCCCTTCCAGGTATTCAATCAGCAGTTTTCCGGTGCTTCTCCCGTCGCAGAATCGGAATCTGACACCGTATTCCCGCTGCATGGTGATCATGGCTTTCCTCAGCGTGGACGGGTCGAACCGTGTCAGCGGCAGGCCGTCGCGTCCGACAGGAGACCGCCATCTGTCCAGACGGCCTCCCGGCAGCGCTTCCTCAATCAGGATGATGAGCTGGATTCCGCATTCCTTCGCTCGAAGGCATTCGGCGCGGAACCGCTCATGCTCCTGGAAGACATTCCCGGCCAGCTCAATCACGCCCTGCTTGGTGTCCACGCTGATGTCGCCCTTTCCGGCGATCTGGTAGTCACCCACATTCAGCGCCTGCCGGATAATCCGGATCCCGGCCTTCTCGCAGTAGGCGTGAATGTTCTGGTGCTTCCCGACCTGCTGCCGGGTGTCTTCGTAGAGAACCATCAGAACGGGATTTCCTCTTCCACGACAGTGAAGGCAGGACCGCTGGAAGCCGGAGCTGCATCAGCACTCTGGCGGGGCTTCATGTCATTCATCACTTTAACCTTCCCGGCCTGCATCATCTTGGTGGACTCCAGCCTGCCGATGGTCGTGTAGGGCGTTCCGTTGAATTCTCCCTGGCGGACATTGATCCCGACAATCTTTCCCTTCAGGCCCTGCTCATTCCAGTCCCAGTGATATCCGTCGTTGGAGTCCTCAATCGCCCAGATAGCCCCGCTGAAGGTCTTATAGTCCCAGTCATAATGCTGGCGCTTCGGGTTGCTCTGATCCGGGATCTGCAGACGATAGTCACCCTTGTACTTGACTTCGTACCTGGAATTGCCCTGGCTCTCGCTGTTGTAGCGCTTGGTGTAATACCCGGTATACGGTCCTTCGATGATGTCCAGCCGGATAACGATCCTCTGGTCCGGCGCCTCGCCTTCAATCCGAACATTCTGGATGCCAGCGACATACAGGCCCTTTGGCAGCATTTCAAATCCGGCGGCGGGTGCTTCAGCTTTAAATCCATTAATAGGTTTCATGTGGTTTATTCCTCCTCATATTCTGTAGGTTTTTGATTTATTCCAAGGGGACAGTCTTCCCCAAGGCTTCTGTTGTGGTAGGGCAGGATCCGGGAGTTCAGCAGGCACCGGAAACGGGTCCCGCTGTTCTCCGTCCTGCAGAAGTCGCAGATGTCACAGATCAGCATGTCTTCCGGGAAGCAGACCTCAATGGTCACCGGCACCCGGATGTACTTCAGGCATTCGCCCGTTGTCTTCCTTGCCATCAGACCGCCCCCATGCCGTAGTATTCTCTGATGGTTTTATCGACAAGCGCCAGATCGTTCGGAATCCGCTCCGTGAACATGCCCTCCGGGCTCTTGACAGTGTCGAAGCCGTCCGACTGGGTCCGGAACCAGTGCCCTTCCTGGTTAATCTCCGTCCGCAGCACGATGTCGAAGAGCCCCTCCACGGTCAGCTTCTCATCCAGCAGTTTGCCGACTGTCTTTGCTTTCACCTTCCCGGCCTGATCCGTCTCTGTGTGGTGCAGGAAGTAGACGATGGTGTCGTCTGAAGTCCCGCCAATCACGAGATGGATCAGGTTCCGGAAGTTCAGCGCCATGTCCGTGAACTTCTGATATCCGACTTCCTTCGCCCGGTCGAAGAACTCATTCACCAGCAGGTACTGGCTGTCATCGACAACGTAACATTTCAGGTTCCCTTCCTTCAGGCTTCCGATAATGCTCGGATATCCGGCCTTCTGTTTGATGAACTTGAAAGGTTTCCTGAATGGCAGGCGCGGTTTTTCCACCAGGAAGATCCCCGTCTTTTCCGGGTCCATGTTTTTGATGGAATAGGTCTTCCCGCTGCCGCTCTCGCCAAGAATCAAAACAGGTATACCCATTTTCTTTTCCCTTTCTTTGTGATAGAATAATTACGGTTCATTTTCAGATCACCCCGTTTAGACCGCCCGCTGCGCCAACAGCCCGCGGTCTTTTTACATCCTGTAGCCCCATGAGCCATCCCGGCCTCCCTCGCGCCTGATCTCAATCGGCTTGTCCATCACGCCGTCGAGTACGACCGCGGTCTCAATCTCCCTGGCTGTCACGGGCTTTTTGCCAGGCTCGAGCCTCTCGCCGCGCTTGTAAAACGGGCACGCCCGGTCGCCGAAGTCTGTGTCAAGCAGGCAGTCGCACCGCCCGTCCCTGATGATCGCGAAGCAGTCATACCGCTCCTGCAGGCATTTCGGATACGCTTTCCTCATCTCTTTTCACCTCCAATCAGCTCTTCAGCCATTTCTTGATCCTTGCCCAGATCCCGATCCGCTCAGGCTCCAGCCAGTGCCGTGCCTGAGGGCTCCGCGTCCAGCTCGGGCTCGGATCGCCCACAACACCGTCCGCCGGGATCGCCCGGATCACCCGGTCGGCCATGGAATACCTCGGCCCGGCTGTCCATGGCACCTTGCTCCCGTAGTAGGTCGGGCAGTACTGGTAGCCAAATGCATCCGGCGCCGGGAGCCTCTGACAGTGTCTGCCTGGCGCGGGGATGTCCTCCCATCTGCCAAGCCATTCAAACGCATCCATCAGATCACCCCCATGGCCATGCAAAGCGCAATGCCCCAGAGCATGACAACAGTCGTAAACGCGACAGCATAGCCCCAGCGCTCGATGGACTCCTCAGTCCCCATGAAGTACTTTTTCATCAGTCCCGCTCCAATCTGCCGCTTTCCTCCGCGGCCTTCTTTGCTGCTGCCAGCGTCCAGTATTCCTTCTCCGTCCCGTCCGGCTGGATCAGGAAGTAGGATGTGTGCAGCCAGCACCCGCTTTTCCCGCTCCCGGCTCCGTGAGGTATTGCTCTTTTCCGGCTTTCGATGATGCACGTGTTCCGGAAGGATTCGTACCTGATTGTCTTCTCGCCGCTCTCCTCAACCTTGACAGACGTCTTAACCCATGGCGCCATGCTTGTCTTCCATCCTGTCGTGTTCGGCGTGCCATTCGTCCGGCTCCCACATTCCCAGGCATTCGGAGCACCCGACCGGCTCGCCGTCTCTGGTGTAAATCGTGCTGCAGATCTCCCCGCAGACCGGGCAGCGCATGTCAGCGTCGTTATATCCGTACCGCTCCGCCTCCAGGATCCATGGCGCGTCAGGTATGCTCACGAGGATCCACCACCATGCTCTCTTCGATTCCGGCCATAAAGTTCAGCACGCCATCAATTGCAGAAACCTTCTTTTCGTCGGTATAGCCGTCCCAGTCGTTCAGAATGCAGGAAATCGTATTGATTGCCTCTTCCCTGATCGCTGACAGCATAGCCTCTTTGTCCGTGTATTCCTTAAGCTTCATCTGTTTGATCCTTCCTTTCTCTTTCTTTCCTCAGTCTTGTTCTATCTTCCAAGTCTTCCCTGTGCTCGGCCTTAAAGCGAGCGACTGCCTGATATAGGCTGCGCTCAAAGTTAAGCGGTAAGTCTGTCACGCTGCGCCACCCCTCTGCCATAACTTGAATTTAATTCAAGCTTTACGGCAAAAAATAAGATCGTCAAGGTGCACCCCATACAGTGAGGCAAGCTCTTGCGCTTTATCAACGGGAGGCAAAGTTTTACCTGCCTCCCAACTGATTAATGTTGGGACAGAAACGCCAAGCCGTTGACTTACATCCCTTTGAAACAGGCCAGCATTTACGCGAGCTGCCTCTAAAGTGATGCGCAATCTTTCTCCCACAGCATCACACTCTCCTTCCATGATTAATGCACATTGTCAGTGGCCACCAACAACATGAATTTTAATCTAATTCAAGTTTATTGTCAATAGTTTAATTCAAGTTTTTTTGAATTAAAATTGATTTTATTTTATTTTGGTGTTATTCTATAGGCGGAAGGGGTGATATACATGACAGCACGGGAATCTTTCAAGCAGGCGCTGGCTAAGTATCTTAAGAGGGCCGGGATGAAACAGCGCGATCTCGCTGCTGCTGTTGGTGTATCCGAATCTACGGTCCACTGCTGGATGTCCGGGAAAGCTTTTCCCCGCATCAATATGATTGAGAAAATTGCCGAAGTGCTGAGCTGTACTCCGGACGATCTGCTGAATTATGAAGAACCTGTGCAAAGTGAAACCAGAGGCATGAGATTGCTTGACGCATTTCCAGGCGCGGCTCGGCCACTCCATCCGGCGGTCCTTGAAATGCTTGAACCTCGTAAGAGCCAAACGCCAAAAGAAGACGCCGAAATGGTTGTACTTTGGCGTAATGCTACCCTGGCTGCAAAACGAGCTGCTATCGCTGTCCTTAAATCTATGGAGGAACTCAAATAAATGAACGCAGTCGTCTACGCCCGCTTCTCATCCTCCGCCCAGCGTGAGGCATCCATAGAGCAGCAGATCAATGTCTGCATGGCATACGCTGAGCGAGAAGGCTACAATGTACTCCAGACCTACTCAGATCGCGCCATGACGGGTCGCACAGACCGCCGCCCACAATTCCTCCAGATGATAAAGGACGCGCGGAAGGGCCGTTTTTGTGCGATTATCGTGTATGCCCTTGACCGGTTCTCCCGCGACAAATACGACAGCGCCCGCTACAAGCACGAGCTGAGGCAGAGTGGCGTCCGTGTTGTGTCAGCCACAGAACCGATCACAGACAACCCGTCCGGCATCCTGATTGAATCCGTGTTTGAGGGACTGGCCCAGTATTACAGCGCGGAGCTGGCCCAGAAGATCCGGCGCGGTTACGAGGACAATGCGAAAAAATGCCTGGCATCCGGCTCTGTCCCTTTTGGCTTCCGACGGTCCGCTGATGGTCACTATGAGATCATGCCAGAGGAGGCGGAGATTGTCCGGGAGATCTTCCGCCGGGTCGGATCCGGAGAGACATATGCCGACATCTGCCGGGACCTTAATGCCAGAGGCATCAAAACCCGACATGGCGCCGAATGGAATAGATCCTCTTTTAACACGCTGCTGAGCAATCAGAGGTATATTGGCACCTACATCTCGAAATATCATGTCCAGGAAGACGCCATCCCTCAGATCGTAGACAAAGACCTGTTTTACAAGGTGCAGACTGTCAGCCACACAAAAACAGGCCCGCGCCGCACTCCAAACGGATATTACTCCCTGACCGGGAAGCTTTTCTGTGGACTTTGCGGGGATGCCATGACCGGCACCAGCGGGACATCAAAGTCAGGCAAGCTCTGCTATTATTACACATGTCACAGCCGCAGGCAGCACAAATGCGAGCAGCGGAGTTTCCCCCGTGATCTGCTCGAAGATACGATCTGCCGGGCCATCTGGGAGGATGTGCTGTCCGATGATTCCATCCGATGGATGGCACACCAGACGATCCTTGACCAAGATAAACTCCGCCCGGATTCGGATCTGGATCTTGCCAGGATGTCACTGGCCGAAGTCCAGACCCAAAAGACGAACATTCTAAACGCCATTAAAGCCGGGATCTTTACCACCACTACCAAGGATGAGCTGATCCGACTGGAGCAGGAAGAAGCCTCCCTGACTGACAAGATCCGGCAGACTGAGAAACTGCTGGAAGAGCAACCGACAGAGGAGGACATCATCAGCTTTTTGGAGATCTTCCGGGAAGGATACGTTGATCAGGAGTTTACCAAATCCGGCCTGCTGGATGCCTTTGTGACTCGCGCGGAGGTCTACGCTGATCACATGCTAATATATTTCCGCATAAAAAAAGAAGACCGACTGAAATCAGCCGATCTTCCATCCGTACCAGATGAGTGTTCGTTTAGTACGGTCAAGTGGACTTGCAGGGACTCTAAACGAACACTCTACCATGCCGGCGATTATTTCATTCTTAAGATAGCAGCATAAAACAAAAAACACCCCTGAGGAACATTTCCCCAGGGGTATCGTATTGCTTATGCAATATTAAATTGCATTAATCAATTATTTTTGTAATTTCATCAGGCGGTTGCTTTTCGGGTACTTCCGGCAGGCCAGCAAGGCTTGTGAGTATACTCAGCACAAACGCCACGCCGGAAACCGACAAGGCCCGCAGCCAGTCGATTTCCGAAAATGCCGCGCCGACCGCGATCATGGATACAAAGGTCTGAGCGAAGGTTTTGATTCCGCGCACCAAAGCGGCCAGTGCCCACTGTTTCCAATCCCAATTCATGGTCCATCCTCCTATCTAATATAGTTCATTCCAGGCGCTCGACCTCACTGCACCGTCCGCGTCTGCTCCGCCGGTGCTGTCTTCGGAGGGTCCGCTGGCAGCGCGAGAAACTTATTGTGTAAGTCATCCATCACGCCGTTGGCTCCCAGATTGTGATACTGCACATAGACATTTTCCAGGTTCGAACGGTCGTCTTCGTCGGCCCATCCCTGCCGCCGGTAAAACTTATACCCTTGCAGCAGTCTGTCTCGCAGCAGCGCCTGCACGCCGCGCTTGACGCTCCGGATCTGCACCCAGCTGGATATAATCACACCCAGCAGCAAGGCTGGGACTCCAGCGGCCTTGACGATATCCCATATCATCCGACTCCACCTCCCTCCACGTTCATGATCGCTCCATCATAATTTTTAACCAGCGCTTCGGCATGATGCTTTGCGAGGTGCGGGATGGTCACGATATAATAGGTGACTTCATCCTGATCAGCGTCAACGAGGAATCCGGACATCATGTAGCCCTTTTTCCACTTCCATTTGACCCGGCTCCATGTGCCGTCATCCTCGTAGACCGTCACGGTCTCACCGATGGGCACCCGGTCAACCAGGTCGCCGTCCGGTTTTTTCCGCAGGTTAACGGTGGATCCATTTTCGGCATGGACAATCTTGGTGGTCACCGGCTGGGGCGCTGGCTCAGGCTCCGGAGCGGGAGCAGGCTCGCTGCCGTAGTCCACATCCTTCAGCCGGCCATAATACGCCCACTTGCCGATCTTATGATCCTCAGTGACACAGCCCGCGGCGCTGGATGCGTGGATGATCCGGAGCGGATTAACGCTGGTCACATATCCAATGTGATGCAGATCTCCCGGCTCTTTTCCATACCACTGATTGCCGGCATCGTCATCGTCCCATTTGGAGCATTTAAAGACCGCCATTCCTGGAATCAGCTGAGACACGTCTGTCAGCTTCGCCGTCTCGCTGCAGTACTTGTGATAGATGCTGTTGCTGCCGTGGGCGATCATTGCCCCCTGATCCCGGTACATCCGGACAAACAGCCCGCTGCAGTCAATCCCCCGGTTATCGTTGGATCCAGGGCTGACATACGGCCAGCCCTTCGCCGCCTCAGCTGAGGCAGTCATCTGCTTGATGCTAAGCTTACCCATCAGGCCACCCCCTCAAAAAGTCGCCTGCGATGCGACATTTTTTAATCATCTTCTGTGATACAATAAAGGCGTAAAAAAAGCGCCAGACGGCTGGTACCCGTCTTAGCGCTGGGCGGAAGATGTGCTTGGGACATCCTCCAGGAATGATATTATCACATCCTTCCGCACAAAATCAACGAAAGGATGTGTTTTTATGTCGTCCAATTCTTCCAATTCTTCCGAAGCTTTCCGATCTCAAATGGTTTCCCGCCTCTATGACACTATCCCGCAGGATCAGCTGCAGAGCGTCCTCGCTGTGCTCGACTCAGCCCTGCAGGACTATGACATCACCCGCAAGCCGGTAGCACTGGTTCCCGCGTCCGGCCTGCCGGAGGTGGTCAAGTACTATCTTGCCAGCAAGGCCGTCGAAAACATGAGCCCGGGCACGCTGAAGATCTACCGCCTGAGGCTTGAGGACTTCTTCCGGCTGACCCGGAAGCCGTTCTCCGATATCCGCGCAAACGATATTCGGATGTACCTGTATTACTGCAAAAGTGAGCGGCACGCCTCAGACGCATACCTCGACAACATCCGCCGGATCCTCTCCGCCTTCTTCGGCTGGCTGGTTGCAAATGAGTACATTGTCCGCAATCCCTGCGCGAGCATTGACAGCATCAAATACCAGGCACCGGAGCGCACTCCGCTGACATCCTACGAGCTCGAGGAGCTTCGCTGGGCCTGTCAGACGATCCGGGAGAAGGCCCTGGTGGATTTTCTCTTTTCCACCGGCATCCGCGTCAGCGAGTGCAGCGACATCAATCAGTCTGATATTGACTGGGAGCTGAGATCAGTGATCATCCGTCACGGCAAGGGAGACAAGCGCCGGACCGTGTTCTTCAACGCGGAATCGGAGCTTACCCTCCGGAAGTATCTTGAATCCCGGAAAGATGATAACGGGGCCCTGTTCGTAACCATCCGGGCCCCGCATCATCGTCTGGGCGTCAAGGCCATCGAAAACGAGATATCAAAGATCTCCCAGCGCTGCGGAAAGCATGTCTTCCCGCATAAGCTCCGGCACACGTTCGCGACCTCCGGCCTGCGCGGCGGTATGCCCCTGGATAAGCTCCAGGCGCTCATGGGCCACGCAAAGCCGGAGACCACGCTGATCTACGCCAAGCAGGATCAGACCGACCTGCAGCGCGAGCATAGCCGGATCTATGCCTGATTATTCCACGCGGCGGTCGAAAATCACGGGCTTCTCGGTGAAGTTGCCGGCGTTGTCCAGGATCGCGGTCATCTGGTAGACCACCTCCGGATTCTGCAGGTCGGTCGTGATGATGTTGTGGAACCGGGCCTCAGCTGCGCGCAGGCAGGCGTCCTGGCTCTCATAGTCGGACACGTTGAAATACTGGATGCTGTTGCTGTCCTGGTTCGTCCGGAAGATTCTCACTACCATGTAGAACATAATGGTTTACCTCCAAATAATTATATTTCATCCGGCATTGCCGGGTGATTTTTTGTTCGTTTTTTGGGTCGGTCGGTACTTCGTAATACAGCAAGATAAATACTTTGATTGTTGGAGCATCAAATTATTGCAAATTGCCTGACGGTACTCTGATTATTTATGGTGCTGTCGGTCAATATAACAGCGGAACTATTGATTATAGCATTACTTTTCCTCAATCGTTTGTTAATACAGATTATGCGGTCGTGGCACAGAATGCCCCATTAAACGATACGGAAAATTATAGGGGATGCGTGACAACTATTATTGCACAAACAAAAAGCGGTTTCCGTGTACGTGTTAAAAACCTAAGCAATTTCGGGGATACGCATCACATTGAATTCATGGCTATAGGCAAATGGAAATAATGCCTGTTCCGCCACCGCTCAATTTATCGGGATGGTTTTCACAGCCACCAATTATACCAGCCCGGGCTAATTCGTCCTTACTGTACTACTGCTGGAAACCCATTTGAAGTCATCTATAGTACGCATATAGAACAGTAGTCGAGCTATAATCTGTGCTTGCTAAACTGGCGTGCACAAATGATGCTTGAGACATATTTGTAAAAAATGTAACGAGAACTGGCGTGTTTAATGTTGTATATCCGCCACTGCGCCACCATGAAGATTCTCGCACAAATTCAGCCTTTGGTATTACAACAGACTGTGCATTTCCACCACCGGCGATTCTGGCAACAAGCATCAGTTCGTTAAAATCAGATGGTATATTGATATAATTATCATCACCAGTAACAGACCCTATCAATTTCCACGCAAACTTGCTGTTTAACGAAGTCAGATCCTCGTTGATCTGGCTCAGCGCGCCGCCGATCCCGTCCTGCTTGGTCAGGTAGGTTGTCCAGTTCGCGCTGGTCACTGTTGCGTTGATCGTCGTCTTGATCCGGTAGATCTCCCCTTTCCAGCAGATAAACCGTCCCTCCGTATAATTGGCGTTCGCGGCGATCGTGTCCCCGTTCTCGACATAGGTCAGCCCGCCCCGCGCTGCCGCAATGGCTTCGTCCGCCTGATCCATGCTGTAATTGTAGTAGTCAAATACATTTCTCCAGTTTTCGCTTCCGTCGATCTTCTTCAGTCCGACATTCGGAGTCTGCGTCACGTCAAATCATCTCCTTCTATTTGCTTTTCAGCTGATCCACCGTCAGCCCGACAAGGTACTTTGATTCTGCCGCCTTCAGCGTGCTCACGCTCATCCCCACGATGTCGTTCCCGTCCAGGGCCGTGATCTGCTCCTGCAGGGTCGGTGCAATCTCCCAGTGCGCCGCCGTCCAGGCTTCCGCTTTTGTGATTTCGGTGACGCACTCATAGATATAATCGCCGTACCGGACCTTGTCCCCGACAGCATAGGTTTCGCTTGTGCTGTAGTAGGGGCAGATAGTCCGGTTCGCCATGTTGTACAGTGACGCCGGGGTTAAGGCCAATTCCGCCGAATTTGATCCCGCGCCGGTGTACAGCTTTGTGCGTCCGTAATAGGTTGTTGTCGCGAAGCCGCCGTTCAGGATCAGGAAGTGCGTCCCGTCATACAGGAAGATCACCGTCTCCCCGGCGCTCCACTCATACCGTGCGGCATTGGTCCCGGACAGCCGCTGGATGGCAATAGCGCCCAGGCCGTTGATGTTCATCTGCGGGGCGCCGTTGTAGGTCTGGGCGTTGCTGAAGGTGATCACGAACAGATCCCCGGCGCTCAGCTCCGTCAGTTCCGCAATGGTCACCGCCTTCGCCCTGGTCGCCGCGGCCGTGCTGCTCGCCCCGTGCCAGATCCGGGCGTTCCCGACCTTCAGGGCCCCCGTACCCTTCGCCCCGCTGGCCAGCGTGAATTTTAATCCTTCCAGCACGTCCGCCTCCGTGGCCGTCGTGTCTGTCACGTCCATGATCACGGTGCCGTCCGCCAGCTCAACCTTATTCGCGAATGGATTGCTCGCCATTCAATCACCGCCCATCTCAGGCGGCGCCGATCGTCACGGTTTTCCCGCCTGCCGCGTTGTCGGTTTCCACCACGGTGATAGGCGCGATGTTCACCGCAGCCAGGTAGTCATATCCCGCGTCCGGCAGGATCTCCTGGGCGCTGAAGGTGGGCGTGGCGCTCTTCGTCTGGGCTGCAATGGCCTCGCCGCTGTAGGTGCCCGTCACCCCCAGCAGCTGCACCCCGCTCTTGATGTTCCCGGGGATGATCTTGGCCTGCTCCGCGGATGCGATGCTGACCTTTCCGCTGCCGTCGTGGTATCCCTGCGGCACGGTATACTGGCCGGTCTTTGTGCTGATGGTTCCGGTCACGCCGCCCCGGTTCGGCATCGTGCCGGTGATCTTGCCTCCGGCCTTATAAGCGGTCTTAGTCTCCAGGATCTCCGCAGCCGACGCCGTGGCGTCGCTGGTATCCGCGTCATAAGTGCAGGAGCCGGTGCCGGCTGCGCCGCTGGGCAGGTGAAACTTTTTCCCGCTCAGCACGTCGCTCTCGCTGACATCGTCCGCGGTCAGGTCGATCAGCACCGTGCCGTCCGCGAGCACGACCTTGTTTGTGAAAGGATTGTTTGCCATTTTTCATTTCCTCCTTTTTGTAAAAAATTATACGATTCCGATTGTTACGGTTTTTCCGCCCTGTGGATTGGATACCTCGGCCACCGTGATCTGGTGCACCGTCACATCGTCCGGCATCCGCATGTCCCGGGTCCGCAGCGTCTGCTTCGCGTTGATCTTGGGCGTCACCTCGCAGGGGCCGTCGTACTCGGGGATCACTCCGCTGATGATAAGCTCCGTGCCCATCTCCAGGCACGCCTCGGTTTCGTCGGTGATCATCAGCGGGATCTCTGCTTCCGCGCCGATCTCCAGCACAACTCTGCACAGACAGATCTCAGCCATAGCTGATCACATCCTTCAGCAGCACCGATCCGACGTATACCTGCGCCTTTTTCGTCGCGCCGCTGGATCCGTCCGGAAAGATAAACCGGGCCTGCACATCGCAGTTTCCGGGGCTCAGCCCCAGGGTCTGCTCCTGGGTCAGCCGGAGTGTGCCCACCGTGTCCGTCCCGTCGAATTCGACGGTAAAATCGTCCCCGGAGGTGAAGGTGATCATCTTCTTTTTCCGGTCATCCTCAATCGTCAGATAGATTTTTGCCTCGCTCAGATCCACGCCGACGAATTTCAGTGGGATAATCGGTGTCGTGCCCTGATACATCCCATCACGTCCTTCCCATCAGCTCGTCCAGCGTCATGCTCAGCTCGGCGACGTTTCTTTTCAGCTTATCCTTGAGGTTTGTGCCATAAAGTACCTCACAATACACCGGCACCGTCGTCCCATCAAAGAATTCAATCCCGTGCTCGCTGACGGTGTACTCCTCCTCCAGCGTGATCTCGGTCGCTTCTTCGGTATCGCGCACGATGTAGATATAATTCTCATCGAACTCATACGCCAGCCCGCTGGCTTCGGCGCTTGCCCTGGCTTCCTCGCTGTACACGATCCGCTGGATCCGGCTGATCGCCTGCTTATGCCGCAGATCGATCTCATCCCGGACATCCCCAACCCGGCACAGCCCATACGGGAAAACGGCCGTCATGATGTCGCTCAGCGTCACGGCGTTCTCGTTGTACGCCTCGAAGTCGCCCTCGTATCCGCTGACCCAGTCGCTCCACGTGGTGTAGATGTAGGTGTCAGTCCCGCCGCCCGTGACGAACACAAAGCCGTCGCTCGGTACCTGGAAGAGCCCGTTGCTGTCCACGCTGACAGCTGTCTGTGTCCCGGTCAGGGTCGGCGCGAACTTCACGGCGCTGTAGCTGCCGCCGATTTTATAGCCGAACAGATCGGAGTACCGCACCACCCGCGCATATCCCAGCGCCCGCCGGAAAAGGTTCCATCCGGTCGCGACCAGCCTTGTGGGCGTTGCCACTGTGATCGTCCCGCGGACCTCTTTGGTGTATGCCACGCTGATCTGATCGTCGACCACCGGCACATTTTGCACATCAATGCCGTAGGCCGCCGGATCCTCACTCCATCCGCTCGCCCCGTAAACCAGCACAGTTTGTCCACTGACCGCCACGTACTGCACAAAAACAGCCCGGTCAATCGTTGCCGTGATCGCCGGAGGCACCACCCTCGGCACGGCGTTGACCGTCATCACGGCATCATTGGTGCCGTCCCAGACGATGGTGATGGAGTCCCCGTCCACCGGATCATTGCTGATGGTCAGGCCAAAGGAAGCAGGATTAGCGTCCCATCCGCCCGCATCGTAGTAGGTCATGGTGTATGTGCCCGCGATGCCTACAAACGCCTCAAAGGTCTCCTCATCCAGCACCGCCGTGATGGCTGCTGGCGCTGTCCTCTGCACCGGCGTGATGGTCATCTGGATGCGCTCCTGCACGTATCCTTCCCGGGTCCGGTTGCCCTGGATGCTCTGTGCCCATGCGCTGCCGTCGCTCAGGCTTCCGCTCCCGCCGGTGGTCCGGGCAACAAAGGTGTCATCCACCTGATCCGCGTCCTCGCTGTACAGGTTGTCCGCGTAGGGTACCCGCTCCAGGGCGATATTACCGTTCGCGTCCGGGCTGATCTCGTTGACCGTCCGCACCCGTCCGGCATTAAGCGCGTCCACGTGCTCCTTGATGCTCTCCGCGCTCCCGGCCTGATACGGGATATCCGCGCCGGTCTGCTCGATCATCTCGCCGACGGTCTTCTGCAGTCCCGTGATGGCTTTCTCCTGCGCGTCCGCTCTGGCCTTGACCGTAGTCGGATCTGCCGCGCTCATCGCGATCTGGTCCGCCGTCCTGGTCGCGCCGGATGCCATGGCCTGCTCGATGGTCTGCGCGGTCGGAGAGGAATTCATCCGGATATCCTGCGCTGTCCGCCTGGCGACCGTCTCAATCGCCTCCTTGACGGTCGTGCTGTCGTTTTCGCTGATCTTGGTATCATCAGCTGTCACAATGATCTGCCCCTGGGCGTCCGCCGCCTGCCCGTTGACCGTGATCGCGTTCGCGAGCTCGCTCTTGTCAGCCTTCAGTTTCAGCGCATCCCCGACCGCCTTTGCTTCCGCGGCCTCGTTGCTTCGGGTCAGCGTGGCGTCAATCGGCACGGTGATGACGCCCGCATCCTGTACCGTGACCCTTACCGCCTCATTAAGTTCGCTCATTTGGGGATCCTCCTATCCTTAAATCGTCCCGTAGATCTCTTCGATGGTCAGCGTGGAGTGGATGGCCGTCCGGACAATGCTGCCTTCCACAATGGCCGCATCCGTCCGCAGCGCATCTTCGCACCGTCCGGTTGGGGCTGTTCCTTCCCATACAGGATTGATGTCAAAACGGATCTCGACATCGTACATGCCCACTTCCCAGTCGTCGGTATCGTCGTTGTGAAATTCAACCAGAACCATACCGTCGCCCAGCCCAAAGGCATCATCCAGCCGGTAGAACCTCTGCAGCACGATTTCCTTCTGGGCATTCCGGATCGTGTACAGCATCCGGTCGTCCGCGTTCCATTCCGTCCCGCTCTCACGTTCTCCCTGCACAATATAGCTTCCGGTGTCTCCCGCGTTCATTTTGATATCCATGGTTTCCAGATCAATCTGAAACCCGGTCGCCTTAGCCATTCGCCTCGCCTCCCTTTGTCATGCAGACAGCGATCTGTCCGTCAAGATCCATGCGGAGGATCCTGCATTCGGTCATACCTTCATAGACATCTTCCATTTCGCCGTACTCAAACTTGATCACGGCGGTCTTCTCCGGGTCCAGGAAAAGCGCCCCGGCCTCGGCCATGCTCAGCCCGCGGAGGTAGCACCAGAGGTAACCCTCCGCATATCCGGCATAGCTGTCCTCAAGCTTCGTCCCGTCCGCCAGGATCAGCCGCTGTCCCGTCTTTTGCTCCCGCATTCTCTGCCTCCTCAAGCTCTCTGTAGATCCCCCGCAGGGTGAAGTAGACATCGCCCATAATCCCCACGTTGTGCGGCGTGGGCTTCATGTCCAGATCCTGCAGGGAGTTGTATACGCTTTCGATCCGGTCTTTTATCCCCATGTCAACACCTTGTTTCCATCAATTGTGCTTAAATGTATTAGCCAACTGCCCAGATAAAGTTTCGGCGTCCTCACGCTTTCAAACGCCGTCATGCCGCCGATAAGATTGTCAATTTTCGCGTTCGTTGACGCAAGCTCAGATGCCGTCACATATCCGCTCAAGTTAATCTTTCTCGCGCTGATCGTAACAGACTCAGCCGTCTGATTGATCGCGCTGATGACGCCGTTCTTCTCGACCTTCGTGCTGATCCCGTTGGCATTGACCGTGATCCTGGAGCTCAGCTTTCCTTCCGCGGCGCTGGCCCGATTGACCTCCGCTGTGATCTCTCTGGACGTCTGCGTGATCCGGCTGGAAAGGTTCTCGCCCTGCTGCTGCCGGTTCTTGACTTCCGCAGTGATCCGGTCAGCCTCCACCTGGATCCTGGCGGTCAGCCGCGCCTGTCCTTCGTCAAAGCGCTTGGCCTCCAGTTTGATCTGATTCTCGTTCTGTTCGATCAGGGTGCCGGCCACCTTAATATCATTCTGTACGCCCTGCACTTCGCCGTAGATGCCGTTCTCGTTGACTTCCAGCCGGCTCAGCCTCTGCCAGTTCGGCTTGCCCTGGGCATCCTTTCCGATTATGCCGACCGCGCACATCGCCACGTGGCTGTTGGTGTCCTCGAACCACGCGTGGTCCTCTTTGGACTGCTTGGCCGCGCCCCGGCCTCCACGCCCGCCCCGGCCTCCGCCGGTCTTCATTTCTTCCGCAATCAGGCGGAGGATATCCCGGTCGGTCTGCTGGTTGCTCATCGTTATCCGGATCTTTTCCGGCTCCCGGAGCTTGTCGGTATATTCGATCTGGGTGATCCGCTCTTCGATGGTCGTGCCGAATTCCTGCAGCGGAATCCGGCAGATCCGGCCAAGGGTCAGCCTGTCCAGGCTCTCCCCCGTAGCGTCCGCAAGCTCCAGCCCCTCCGCCGTGACGGTGACAATCGGATGCGCGTGCTTCCGCAGCATTTCATTCGCCCAGCTTGTCAGCTCTTCGACGGTCTCAATCTCCTGATCGACCTCGACCCGCTCCCGCACGCCGTAGGCCTCTTCATTCCGGCTGATGTAATTGGTCGGGATGTGCAGGTCGTCCTTGCCGATTGGATAAAACCGGGTGATCATCCCGCTCGTGTCAATCTGTCTGGACAGCGCCGACAGGTTCCGCCCCGGCCTCAGCTCGCAGGCCGCCCCGGCGGGCTTGCGGATAATGTTGAGCACAAATGGATAAGTGCTCGTATCCAGATCCCACCAGGATTCATCGAGCGTCCCGGTCACCTTGGCGATGGCGTCATAGATGCTTTCCCCGTCAAACTTGTAAGGCGACGAAAAGTTGTACTCGCACCGGCCCAGCCGCCAGTCGCTCTGGCCCTGCAGCGCGTACCGGATCGCCTGCTCGGCGGTCGCCGTATCGCCTCCGCCCATGTCCGACGGCCCGTGCTCACCGAACAGGATCCTGTCCTTGAGACTGCAGATCACATGCTCAAGCTGGACCGCCGGGGTGTCCGTCGCGTAGGCCGTCTGGATGCTCCGCACCCTCCACACAATCCCGCGCCCGGGCTCTGTGTCGTCCACCAGCCAGCTGTCAATGCCGATGCCGTCCATCGTGACCGGCACCATGCTGGCCGTGCTCTCCCGCTCGCTCAGTCTCAGGCTGAGCGATTCCAGCGGGACTTTTCGCGCCTGCGTCAGGCTGTGTCCGCTCAGCAGTATCATCAGGCATACCTCCCATAGCTCCGGACGGTCAGAGCCCCCGCGCGGTCAGCCTGGACCGTCACGATGTTGCTCCCCGGCATCACGTACAGGTCATCCGATCCCGTCCGCCTGTCCAGCACGCTCCGCCCGCCCGCGGTGATCCGCAGCAGGCCGTCCGTCCCGTGATGGATACTCAGGGTCTCCACCCCGCCCAGCCCCAGCGAGCTGAGAACAATCTCGTTTCCGCCCGCCGTCACCCGGAAGTTGTTGATCGTCATGCCGCTGCGGTTCCGGAATTCTACATCCAGCACGCTCTGCACCGTCCCGCCGACCTCAATGCCGACCGTGCCGCTGGTGATCAGCTGATGCACCGCCGTGACCGGCATCTCATCCTGCCAGAATGGCACGCTGTACGCCCTGAGGGTGAGGGAGTAGGTGTTGGTCCACTCCCACATATCCCCGCCGTTTGGGAGTTCAACACGGTCCACCCACAGCCTCCTGTTCGGCATCCAGTTGACCGTCAGCCATCCGCCCCGGAGCGCCCACGCGGCGACCATGTCAAAGATCTGCCGCCGCAGTTCCATTTCTCGCTTCGGCAAATTGATTCCGAACTCAATCACAACATCCAGCGTCTCCCAGTGCTCCCCGGTGATCCGCTGGCCAGCCCCGCCCATCATGGATACGGTGCTGATGTTTTTCTGCGTCGTGCCGGGATCGATCCGCTGGATGACGATGGCCTCATGCAGCTCATCCAGCTGGACCCCGCCCAGCGCCGCCCGCTTCGATAAGATCATGCTGCCACCTCGCTCAGTTCAAAAGATTCATCAGGCTGGTGCCCATCCCTCCGCTCATCCGGCGGCCGATGGTATCCACAGCGCTCTCATTGATGACGATGGTCACGCCCGCCATCCCGGTCCGGATCGCGTTCTCGACAACCGCGTACATCTCCGCGGGCATCTGGCTCAGGGTCTCCGCCGCAGCCGTCATCTTGTCGCTGGATGCTGTGGCTTTGGTCGTGGCTTCCGTGCTCTCTTCCGCCACCCGCGCCATCTTAGTCAGGTGTTCTGGCACTCCAAAATAGTCCCCGCCCATCCGGTTGGGCGTCCGGTCCTTGTAGATCAGCTCCCCGGTGCCTTCCAGATTCGCCCGGTGCGTCTGGCTCTGGAAGTCCAAAAGCTTCAGGTTCTGCTGCAGGTATTTCTCCCGGTCTCCCGGCGCTATAAATCCGCTTGCGATCTGAGCATCCACCCATGCGGCGATGCTGTCAGCATTCATGCCGTTCTCAAACACCCTGGCATTCCGTGTCAGCGCACTCGCCTCGCCAAGCACATGGCTGGTTCCGGCCCCGGTCACAGCATTGTTCAAAAAACCAGATAGTCCTCCGGACCCCCCGGACGCGCCGGTCTTTCCGCTCGCCGCCCCCGTTCCTGGGAGAACGCCCTTCAGCCCGGATATAACTTTTCCGATGTTCGCCGCCAGAGATCCCAGCTTCAGCAGGCCAAAACCGCCCGCGATGACGGTCAGCGCCGTCTTGACGCTGTCCTTATTTTCGATCAGCCAGTTCAGCCCGTCCTTGATAGCATCCAGCGCCTCTTTGATCTTTTCCATGATCTCTTCGGGCTTGATGGTCTTCAGATCCTCAAACATCCCGCTGACGGTCTCGCCCAGGCTCTTGAGCATCTCCTGACCTTCATCGCTGGTCAGATAGGTGTTAAACTCGTGCATCAGGTTGTTGAGGATTGTCATGACTTCAGTCAGTGCCGGAGCCAGCGAAGCCTCAAACTGATGCTGGAAATTCTCCCACTCGGTCTGGAGTTCCATCTGCTCATCGTTCATCTGCCCGAGCTTGTTGAACTGCTCATCGCCCATCCATGTCCAGCTGTTGTAGGTTTCCTCGTAAGCCTTCCGCCCGGCCTGGAAGATGGGGATCATCTCCGACCAGCTTCGCCCGAACAGCTTCATGGCATATTCGTTCTGAGCGACCTTGTCCTCCATCTGCATCAGGCCTTCGCCGGCGGTCCAGAAGACATCCTCAATGTTTTCCTTTGTCCCACGCAGGTCGCTGATGCCGAGCGCCGCAAAGGCTCCCATGGCGGCCTTGTCATCCTCTCCGCCCATGGCCTTCAGGAGTTTCTGGCGGCTCTGGAATATCGTCTCCGCGCTGGTGTCGATCAGATTAGCGGTCTGCTGCATCCTGTAAACATCTTCCGGATCCATTTGCCACTGTGTCGCCGTGGTCGCCAGATCATCCGCCCACTGCCCGCCGCTCAGTGTCGCCTGGACAATCTTCTTGCCCATGTTCCAGGCGGCCCGCCCGGCGGCCTCCATCTTCTCGGTGATCTTTTCAACCCCGCTGGCGATGTTCTCCCAGCTGGCATTCATTTTGATGCTGTTCAGCTGGCTTCCGATCCCGCTCAGGTCGTTTGCGGCCTGTTCCCCGGCGGCCCCGACATTTTCCAGCTCTGCCTGCATCGCGGACAGCTGGGTCTGGGCGGCAAGGCTCTGCTGCTTCATGTTCTGAAAAGCGGTTGAGCTCTCCTTGACGCCGTTTTTGCTCATGGCTTCCAGAGCCTTCTGAGCCTGATTGACGACTTCGGTCTGCTTTTTGATCTGCTCCTGCAGCAGTTTGGTCTTCTGCTCCATGTACTGCTGCTGATCGCCGTTGCTCCGCAACTGCTGTTCATTGAGCTTCAGCTCGGCGTCAAGGGTTTTGACGGCGGCCTGGCTTTCCTTCATCGCCTGCTTGAACTGCTGGACGCCGCTGACGCCCATCTTGACATTTACGCCCGCCATCTACTCACCTCCCCGGCAGCCAGTGCATGATGCTGTCATACTGCCGTCTGTATAGATAAAGATCCATGACCGCGCCGGGCCGCATCCGGTGAATCTCATCCACCCGCAGCCCCGCGGTCAGTCCCCAGCTGACCACCATCAGATAGGTCAGCCGTCCTTCTCTTTTTTTTTGTTCATTTCCTCAAGCGTGACATCCACCGGGCCTTCCGCCTCTTCCTGCGGATACTCGCTCGACATGCCCTCATTCAGCGCATCCGCACATGCGGCGATATAATCCGATATGGATGCCGGTCTCATGGCCCGCATGATCCACTTGTCGGTCAGATCCGGCTTTTCCCCGGCTTCCTCAAGCCCCGCATTGCCCATGATCCGGATCAGCCCGGCCAGAGCGCTCAGGTGCTCCGCGCTTCCGTATTTGCCGTTGTCCTTGTCGTCATCCGGGTTCCGCCCGAAGATGACGTACTGAAAATCTCCCAGGCTGCAGATCTCTTCCTGCACCTGCTTCATCTCGTAAACGGTATACAGCAGGGGAATCTTCCGCCCCCGCAGTCTGATTTCTGCCATTCCCTTCTCCCTTCATTCGCAAAAAAGCGGAGCGGAGGACTGCAGATCCTCCGCTCCGTGTCATGATCAGGTGATTCCGGCCTTGCCCTTCAGCCAGGTCTTCGCGGCGGTCAGAGTCTCAAAGCTCTGATGCACCGCGAAGCTCAGCGGACCGTCCGCGGCCAGCTGCACGCCGGCGCCGGTGCCGTTGAGCGTGGGCGTCCGCCATTCGATATTCTGCTCCTTCGTCCGGGTCTCCTCGGAGTTCAGGGAGAACTTTATTTTGTAATACCACCAGCCCTCGTAGCTTGTCACGCCCTTGTCCCGCATCACGCGGATATAACCAAAGCCCACATCCGGAGCCGCGGCGTCCGTGATCGTGTACTCATCGCTTGCCTTGACCTCGCCCAGCAGCAGCACCCGGCCGGCATCGCTCAATCCGGTCGGCTCGAAGTCGATGCCGTAACCAAGGATGCCGTTGTCGCTGTCCAGCTCGACATCATCGCCGAAAAAATGCCCGTCAGCCCGGTTCCAGGTCACGCTGGCCGCCCTGGCTTCCTCCAGCACCGCGCCGGTGCTGTAGGTTGGCGCCGTGCCCGGAGTGTAGGCGCTGATGGGAGACGCGACAGGATAAACCATTCCGACATTCGCGTTCATCGTTTTACCTCCATTACTTCAGGTTCTTCTCATCGAGTCTCTGCTCGATGGTTTTGATAATCGCCGCCTCCGCCGCTTTCGCGCCTGCGCTGGCGCCCCTGCGGAAAAACGGCTGTTTCTGCATGAAACTGGTTCCGGAATTGATCGAATTGGCAACCAGCGCGATAGCCTTCTGCCTTCCGGCCACATCGGCGTATCCGGCGTTCGCAAAACCAACTGAAGTGTTGACCTCCGCGCCGTTTTTGTCGAACTTGGCAATACCGATAGCGCCCCGGATCGCGCCGACCTCTTCAGGCGACGGCAGGCGGGTCCCGAACTTGGTGTACTTAAATGGTGCGGTTTTGATCCCGTCAATGCCGCTCTCAATCGTTTTGGCCATGATCCCGGCGCCGTCATACAGTCCGGCAGCCGCAGCCTTCGGGCCGTCCTCTTCCAGCCTGGTCAGCATCTCGCTGATCTCTTCCATGCCTTCCACCTTGGCTGTGATCGGCATCAGGCATCACCGCCGTCCATGACCTGACAGGTCCACTCCACATGGAAAAGTCCGGTGGCGTTTTCATAGGTGGAACTGTTCAGCTCCCAGCTGTCCCCGCAGATCTCCGTCAGGATCTCCTCGACGGTGCTGATCAGATCCTCGCGCTCGCTCAGCCTGGAGAAGAAGACGTCCACGCTGGCTTCCCAGCTCCGGTCCTGCTTCAGCCCGTCCCCCTCCAGCTGGCCGCTTTCAAAGTCCAGGCTGACCACGCCATAGGTGCCTTCAGGCCGATTCTTCCAGGCATATTCCGCAAAGGGGATGTCAGTCAGCTTCAGCGCGGCCACAAGGGCCTCGTACTCGCTCGGCATCGTCACACCTCCCCTGGTTTCGCGTTCCGCTGCACCCTCTGCAGGGTCAGCTCGATCCCGTCCGCCTCGGTCACGTAGGTCCTCAGGATGTCATAGCGCACGCCATTGATCTCGCAGAGCCTCTCGCCCTGATACTCAAAGTCATGCGCCAGAACCACCTTCAGCTCCGGGTTCAGTCCCTGAGCAAGAGCCATATAGGCTTCCTGCTGGCCAATTGACCGCAGCGTGCAGAAAACCGTCCGCCGGGTCTCCTCCGGATCCGTTCCGACGCCGGCCGCCTCAGGGCTGACCGTGATCAGGTCACAGACCTCCGCCCGAATCATTCGCCATCACCGCCCTCATAGTCGGTGTAGCTCCCCGCGTGCATCAGCTGGACCTTCTGGGTCTGGTAGGCCGCTTCGATCCGGTCATAGTCCGCCGGGCTTCCGAAGTGGGCCCGGACATAGGTCAGGATCGCCGTCACGCACAGCGCATCCGTCAGGGTGGAATTATCCTGGATTCCGTCATTCGTCTCCGCGAAGGCGACCGTGCCCGGAAGCACCACTCCGGCGATCTCCAGATCCTTCGCGCCCGCCTCCATCAGCCGGCAAAGCTCCGGCTCATACTGGGCCGCGGTCACCCTGAGCGCCAGCTTGCATTCCTTCAGCATCCCCGTTCACCTCGCTTCAATCGGATAAAAGAGAGGCGGAGGCCGAAGCCCCCGCCCCTGTGATTCAATTCCTAAGGTTCTCCGGATCAGGAAGCCGCCTTGGTGTAGCGCACCAGGCCGACGCCGGTGGGCTTGCCGTCGCCCAAGGCCATGCCGCGGAACACGGTGGAACCGGTACGGAAGGCCACGGAAGCGTCGCTCTCAACCTCGACGTCCTTGGCGAAGTTCCAGACATAGCCTTCCTTCAGGTCACCGAAGATGATGTCGGTGCCGACGCCGTCTTCGATGATCACCGGGAAGCCGAAAACATTGTACTTCGCGGGAGCCTGGGGATCCGCGACCACAACGGGCTGCTTCTGGGTGGTGGTCACGTTCAGCACGTTGCCGTAGAACGTGGCGCGGCTCATGACGAAGCAGGCGTTGGGATCATACTGCGCGGGCAGGCTGCCGATGATGGTCAGCAGGTCGGCATAGGTGATCGCCGCCTTTGTGTAGGTGCCGGTGGCGGTGATGGTGGCCAGGCCGGTGGGTTCGTTGGTGCCGGTGCCGGCAGCAACTTCAGCCGCAACCAGACGGAAGAGCTTGTTGGCCAGGCGGTCAACCAGCCAGTCCTCGAAAGCGGGGACGGCCATCGCCTTGACGTCCGCTGTGATCTCCACGGTCTTGATCAGCTTGTAGGCGCCCAGGGAAACGGGAGCCAGGGTGTCAGCGTCATCGGTGGCGGCGGTGCCCATGGCCACCACGGCGGCGGCGTTGATCGTGCCTTCAACGGGCAGGATCACGTTGCCGGGGATGTGCATCACATCGATGGCGTTCAGGATCGGGTAGAGCTCCATCTTGCCCCAGATCTTGTTCGCGGTTTCGGTGGGGATCGCGGCGGCAGCCGTCACGGCGGTGCGCTCTTCAGCGGTCAGCTCCTTGCCCTGCAGGTTCTTCAGGAAAGCCTCCCGGTATTCGGGGGAATTTACAGCGAAACGATTTTCCATTTTCTTATCCTCCTCAAAAATTTTTTCTCCAGGCTTGTTAGCCATTTCTTCAGCCTTCCGGGCCTCTTCAGCCGCGGCGGCCTTGCGGGCTTCGATCTCAGCCGTGATGGCCTCCATCTCCTTGACCCGCTCTTCCAGTTCATCGGTGGAGAGCGCGTCACGCTTCTCCTCACAGGTCTCAGCCTTCAGCTCCTCAAGGCGGGCTTCCAGCTGTTCCCCATTTATCTCGGACAGGTTCATTTCTCACTGCCCTCCTTTACAAGATTGTTGAGCCGCTCAATCAGCGCCGTCCGGCGTTCCTGATCTGCTTCTCTGGCCCGCTCCTCCCTCAGCTGCTCCCGTGCGCTCTCCAGCGAGGCCCTCGCGCTCTCCAGCGCGGAGTCTTCGGACGCAGCCTCCAGGCTCGTGCCCTCATACGCCGGGAAGGTCACCGCGGAAACCTCGAACACCCTGCTGATGGATGTGATCCTCCGCAGGGGCTTGTCGGTCTCCAGATCTTCCCATGCGTCTTTATCGACCGTGAACATGAAGGACATTCCGGAAATGTCCCCCCGTTTCACAGCGGAATAAAGCTCTTTCGCCCGCGGGTTTCCTTCGATGTCAAGGTCCACGCGGATTTCCATGCCCCTCTCCGTGACGGTCAGCTGCATGGTGCTGTTTTCGTTGTTGTTCCGGCTCCTGGCCAGCGGGATCATGCTCGTGTCATGCCCAACCAGAAAACGGACATCCTTCAGATCGGTGTTGTCCAGGGCGCCTGGGTCGATCATCTCCCTGATCCAGCCCAGGTCCGTCACCTGGTTGAATACAATCGGCGTGCCGGTCAGCCGTCCGGCCCGCTCTTCCTTCCCGGTCTCCTCCGCCCGGATCTCAAACTCCAGGCTCCGAACCTCTTTATTCATCATTCGTCTCCTCCGTTTCCGCTGCCGTTCCCATCGTCATCTCCAGGATCATCTCCAGATCCTCCGCTTTCGTTGTGCTCGTCAGCATCGCCATCATTCTTCCCCTCATCCACCATGTAGTACTCGCCGCGGATCGGCGCGTGCTGCCCGGCTCCGTCCGGCAGGGGATCGTAATTAAACATCTCCCGGATCTCATCGATCATCAGCACGCCCCGGTCACCCAGCTCGGTGGCCATGCTGATCTTGGTGCCGGTCGCCATGTACTGCAGCCGGTTCGCGGTGAACAGGATCCGGTTCCCGCCGTTCTGCTCCCGCTGGGTGAAGACCATCCGGGTCAGCGCCTCGCTGAGCTTGATTGCGAATGGTTCAATACAGCCATTAAAAAAGGCGTCCAGCTCATCGCCGACCGCCTTATTCTGGATGACCGCCTCGGATACTCCGAAGTAGTTGTACACATTCTCCCGGATCAGCTTCATCTGCTCCGGGTCGACCTTGTAGCCCTCCTGCCGGATCTGCTGGATGTTGGTAAACTGGTTCCCAAACAGGAGCAAACCACCCGGGCCGTGTCGGAAATTGTTTTCGTCGAACCGCTCCCGCTCTTTCCGTAGATCATTGTCAAACATCTTGCCGGTCAGCTGGGCCATGAAGCGGAAGGTCGCGGAGTTCTTGACGCCTTCCTGAATTCCCTGGTTGATCATGTCCACCAGTTCCATGGTCCCGCTCAGGGCGCTGTTTTTCTCCCCGAAGAAGTCATCATTCAGCTGGTGCTTGACGACGATGCCCACCCGGATCAGCTGGATCGAGCTCTTTTTTCCGCCGATAAAATCGAACTTCAGCCAGGGCTCAGCCCCGCGCCCGACCACCTCGCAGGAGCTGGGGAGCACCGGGAAGTATCCCTTCACCTCGCCCATGTCATCCAGCAGCGGGACGATAAACAGGTTATTCTGCGTCTCGTAGATGTTGGAGCATCTCTCCACAAACTGAGCCCAGGTCATCCATGGATTGGGTGCGCTCCTGGTCGCGGTCCACAGCTTTTCCCTCGCGGTTCCTTCCATCCGGTACTGGAGCTTTGCCGCGTGCCTGGCCTTCGCATCCACAGCCGCCCGCACAAGCTCGCTCTCATAGATCCGGCCGCCCCAGCTGCGCCAGGCGGGCTGATAGGCCGTCAGCGTCTGATAGCTGATATCCCGCCCCGCCTCCGGCTTCCGGCGTCCAAAGATCGCCTCAAACAGTCCCATCCTCTCACCTCACATTAGCCAGCTGTCCGGCCATTTCTTCGTAGTAGTTGTGCCGCATGCAGATCGCATCCGACAGCGCAGCCATCCCGTCGATATGCCCCCGTGGGTTAATCTTGATCAGCCTCCGCCGGTTCGTGCCCTCTTCAAACTTGAGGGCGCTGTCCAGCATGTGCACCTTCATCAAATCGTTGTCATTCGCGCACCGGAGCCGGCCGTCCTTGATCATGCCCTCCATGTCCACCAGCACGCCGGTCAGGTTGCTTCCCTGGCTGACCGACTCCATGTCGTAGCCGTCCGCCTGCATATCCTGCACCAGGTAAGCCGCGCTGTACCGGTCATATCCGACCTTGAGCGGCAGGATTTCGTATTCGCGCTCCAGCATCCGGAACCACTGATGCACCGCGTGATAATCCACGGTGTTCTCGCCGCAGACCGTCAGCAGTCCACGCTGCTGGTAGATCCGGTAAGGCAAGCCATCCCGGGCCGTGGCCTCATCCACCTTGTTCTCCGGCATGAAAAACTGCGTGAAAAACCAGCTCACGCCGTCCTTTTCGATGACCACCACAGCGGCGGTCAGGTCGACCGCCAGCGAGAGGTCAATTCCGCCAAGCGCATAGGAGTGCCGGAAGTCCTCATAAGTCAGATCACTGCCGAAGCACTTCCTGACATCCTGCACATTCAGCCAGGCCTGCGAGCTGTTCTGCTTAATGCACGCGAACTTGGTCATAAACTCGGCTTTGTTTGCCAGGCTTTCCTCCGCCTTCGCAATTTCTTCAAGTATGTAGGATGCGCTGACGGATACGCCAAGATTCGGGATGCTCTTCTGCAGCTCGCTCAGGTCGTTCCATTTGTCCAGGTCATCGATCTGGTACAAAAAAGGCAGCAGGCGCTTTTCGCGGCTGTTGCCCTGCAAAAATGATGTAGCCCTTCGGAAGAGTTCATCATAAATGCCGTCATTGATGTAGTTCGCTGTTGTGATGCTCAGGATCAGGGGCTGTTCTCTGGCACCCAGCGCGGATGTCATGACCCCGTACTGCTTGATTCCCTGATCACCGACCCATGCGGCAATCTCATCACATACAGTCAGATGCGGGTTGAAACCGTCAGATTTCTTCTCGCTGAATGGCACCTTCTTGATGGACGTGTTCGTGCTCTCAATGTAGATGTCCATCTTCCGCTTCTTGGTGATCTTCATCAGATCCGGCTCCGCGCTGATGCTCTGCCAGAAGTCGTTGAACACGATGTCAGCCTGGTCAAGTTTGGGAGCCAGGAAGTAGCAGTCCGCGCCTCGCTCCCCGTCAGCATAGGCCATAAACTCCGCGATCCCGGAGGCCAGCAGGCTCTTGCCGTTCTTCCGGCCCATCACCACGAACACTTCCCGGTATACCCGGACGCCATTCTCATCCACCAGCCCGAAGATGCAGCTGATCAGCGCCTTCTGCCATGTCTCAAGCTTCACCAGCTTCGGCGCCATCTTGCCCTTGCTGTGGTGGCAAAAGCACTCGAAGAAGCGGATCGCTTTGTTAGCCTTCTTCTGATCGAAGAAGTAGACCTTGTTTTCCAGGTCGCTGATGATCCGCTCATATAAAAGACGGATCCAGTGACCGACCGTCACGCTGCCGTCTTCTATTGCTTGGTAGTAGCGGAGGATCCAGTTCTCCGCAGCGGGCTTATTCATTCAGGAACTCACCCAGCTTATCACCGGCGGGCGCCTGAGATCCAAGCCGCTGGATGATGTCCAGCATTACGCCCAGTGTTTTGTTCGCCGTGTCGTTGTACTTTGGCAGCTGGACCGCCATAGGATTGGCTTCAATCTTTGTCTGCCCCTGAGATCCAACAGACTCAATCAGCAGGCCGCGGTCATCCAGGTCCATCTGGATCTTCCGGATGATTTCCATCTGGCCAGTGTACCGGTCGGCAGCAGAGACAAACAAAACGTTGTCTTCCACGCCGTACTGCTCAGCCATTTTCATGATCTCGTCAAAACTCAGTTTCTGTTTTGCCATCTCCTCGCCTCCTTCCCGGAAAATCAAAAACTTTTGATAAAAGAGCTAAATTTTTGAG